TGATGTAGGCACAATGCTGCACGATTGCATGGAGACAATACTGCTCGATACTGACGTTGAGTACAGCGAGTTGCGCGGGTTTTCATATTCTGGTGAGAAAGTTACGCAGCAACATATCGATGAGAAAATAATTCCTGCTCATGAAGCGTTCGCGGAACTATGTGAAGAATACAGCCTGTCAGAGTATGAAGCGGAAGCCACAATGCAGCGCAGCGATACTATCGGCGGTACAGCAGATTTTATTGCAGTAGGCAAAGATGTAGTGTGTGTTGGGGATTGGAAGTTTGGTGACGGTATTTCTGTATCACCAGATCACAGCGCACAAGGGTTGTTTTATGCCATGCTTGCGCGAAAAGAAATACCAGATTTGTTTGAGGGGCGCGACCGACTTGTTATTGCAATCATACAGCCAAGCAATAGAGGCGAGGATACCCTGAGAACTTGGGAAACCGAAATGGCCTATCTCGATTGTTATGAGGCTGAATTTATGGAAGCTGTCAGGCGGGCAGAAGAGGGCGGTCAGAAACCAATGCCAGGCGATCACTGTAAGTGGTGTCCTGCGGCGCCAACCTGTCCTGCAAAGACCGGACTTATACTACAAGCGCAACGACTAGCACCAACGCAACAAAAAACAGTATCCGAGGCGCTAGCTGTAGCAGAAGAATTAGATGCTTGGATAAAAGATGTTCGAGCTTTTGCTCACGGGCAGATGGAGCTTGGCGTTAAATTTGACGGATGGAAACTTGTACAAAAGCGAGCCATTAATAAGTGGCACGACCCCGATACAGTCTTAGGACTTGTACGCAAAGCAAAGAAATTAAAGATAGAAGATTGCGTGGACAGTAAAATAAAATCGCCCACGCAACTCAAGAAAGTATGCGCTACAAAAGGAATTGACTTTGAAAAATTCGAAGACTATTGTAGTGCTACTAGCTCTGGAACTACCATCGCTCGACATAGCGATAAAAGACCAGAGTACGTGGCGGTGAGAGGGCTTAAAGCTCTTAGAGATCGTTTTTAATGAAACTTAATTGATAACAGAAAAGGAAATAAATATGTCAAATCTACCTACAAAAATGGACGATATGCTAAAGGGGCTACAAGCCGCTAAAGCAAGAATGTCAACGGCTTCAGCCGGGACAGGCGCAGACTTCCTACGGCTAACTAAATTAGCTTCATGGGAGTATGGGGCTGATTCAGTCGAAGTACAAGACGGCTCACAGTGGGCGATAAATCCTAAATCTTTTGAGATGGGGTATATTGCTTGGGGTGATTCTAGTAACGTCCTAGGTGAAGCAATGGCTCCGGCCTATGATGCACCAATAGTGCGAAGCGAACTAGCAGACGTTGGGGCAAACTGGGCGGATCAATACTCTATACAATTAGCTTGCGTATCTGGTGAGGACACAGGTCAGCAAGTGGTGTTTAAGAGTACCGCTAAAGGTGCAAGAGATGAAATACAACGTGTATTGACTGCGCTCTTGCTGAAGGTTGAGAATGGGGACAGTGATATTGTACCAATTATTAATCTTAAAAACTCTTCCTATAAGCATAAGAAGTATGGAACAATCATTACGCCTGTACTTGATATAGTCAAATGGGAAAAGTTAGACGCATCCACTGTTACAGAGGATGAGCCTGAAGCTGAACCTGAAGTCCAGGAACAGCCACCGAAAAGAAGACGTAGAAAAGTAGTTTAGTCTTTTATGAGGGCGGCTAGGTTTCGCACTTACCGCCCTCTTTTTCTTTGGAAGGAAAAATAGTGAACATTATAATAGACTTTGAAACTCGCTCGCGCTGCGATTTAAAAACAGAAGGCGGCGACAACTATGTTATGCACCCAAGTACAGAAATAATTTGCTTGGCGGTTACATATCAAGAAGCTAATCAAAAAGGCGAGTGGCTTTGGTATCCTGCACATGGTGCGCTTCCGAGCGATCTTGTTGAGGCTATCGAGCAAGCCCCATTAGTCATGGCACATAATGCCGCTTTTGATAGGGGTATCTGGCAGATAGGTGAAGACGATCATAACTTCCCGGTAATAGAGTTTGACAGATGGTTCTGCACTTCAGCACAAGCAAGAGTAAATGCTATGCCTGCGAGTTTAGATAAGCTGACCCAGGCACTAGACAGCAAATATAAAAAGAACCACCGAGGCGCACAGCTAATACGACTATTATCAATACCTGATAAACTTACTGGTGAGTTTAATGAAGACCCAAAACTTATGGCTGAGATGGGCGCGTATTGTTTAGATGATGTCAGGGCAACTAAATCAGCGGTAGCTATGCTTAGACCTATGACAAAAGATGAACATGCTGATTGGCTAGTGTCGGAAAGAATTAACGAGCGCGGTATTAAGATAGACTTAGAGCTTGCAAAAGGCGCAATGAAATACGCGATTATGGAACAAGGTGAGATTGGCAGCAAGTTATCTGAGCTAACTGATAGAGCGGTAACGAAGCATACTCAGCATAAGCGCATAGCAGATTGGGTGCTAACTAAAGTAGGTGTTAAAGTTAAATCTTTAATGGAAATATATAAAGACGGCGATAAGAAATATTCTTTGGATAAAAATGTTCGGGCAGAGCTATTAGAAAAAGCAGACCGAGGACATATAGAGTTACCAGATCAAGTTAAAGAAGTTATTGCCTTAGTACAGAAGGGCAGTAAGTCTAGCGTGGCTAAGTTTTCTCGGATGGTAGGGCGTTGTACAGGCGAGGACAGCCGAGTACGGGGCGCATTTGTTTACTCTGGAGCATCTCAGACGCTGCGTTTTGCCTCAAAAGGTCTGCAATTACACAATATGGCAAGGAATTGTTTTAGCGCAAGCCAAGCTGAAGACCTTAAAGAACAGATGCGTGAGGGCTACATCTTAGAAGACGACGACGGCGACCTACCTGTTATGGATACTCTATCTAAGTTACTCCGCCCGGCGCTAATACCTGATGACGGTAATGTGTTTGTTGTGGGTGATTGGTCGAGCATTGAGGCCAGAGCTTTACCTTGGCTTTCTAAAAGCGAACACGCTAAAGACCGACTAGAGATGTTTGCTGATGATGTTGATATATACATGCACACGGCAGACGAACTTGGTTTAGGTGAGCGACAAGTTGGTAAGGTGGCGGAGCTATCTCTAGGCTACGGCGGCGGGCTAGGAGCGTTTAGTGCTATGGCTAAAGTGTACGGCGTAGAAATGACAGACAATGAAGTAGGCGGCGTTGTAAATGCTTGGAGAGAGAAGAATGTATGGGCAACTATATTCTGGGCGCAACTAGACCGAGCGGCTACGTTAGCTATACGAAGTCCAGGCACTGAACATAAAGCCGGGCGAGTGACGTATTTATTTATAAAAGACTTGCTTGGCGGGACGTTACTTTGCATACTTCCCGGTGATCTAGTGATACAATATCCTAAAGCCAAGCTAGAGAGCGTGGACACTAAGTGGGGGCCGCGCTTAAACATCACCGCCATGAAAGCTAATTGGATACCTGCTCAAGGTGTAGAAGAGTGGCCTCGCATATCTTTATGGCCTGGACTACTTGCTGAGAACGTGACGCAAGCCCTTTGCGCTAATATTTTAAGGCATTCGCTACGGCAAGTAGATAGAGTTGTCGGGCATGTTCACGATGAGATAATACAAGAAGTTCCTGTAGAGAGCGCAGACAAATATAAACAGGAGCTACAACAAGTAATGGAAACAAACCCAGTTTGGGCGAAAGGTATTCCATTGAAAGCAGAACCCGTCATTATGACGCGATATGGAAAGTAAAACTAGCATGACAAAAACTAAAATAGATACTAAAGCTAAAATTATTAAAGCAGACGAGCCTAGCAAAAGCACCAGTAATATATTTGCTATGGCAGAAGACAATCCAGATACTAGAGTTACATACGATCTTGCCGAGCTTAAAGATTTTATGGATATGGTTTTTGCAGGAGCAGACCCTTCTGACGAACATGAGAATACTTTATGTTGGGCTACCGATAGAAACATACCAGGTTTTCCTTGCGGTGAGGACGATCTGCTAAAACGATTAGCTAGGGCAACTAAGCCTATGGCACTATATTTTGGGACATCAACGTGTAGGGCTGATCCAGAAAGTCAGAGATTATACAACAGAAAAAATTTATTTACAAGATTGCATGTTGTCGTGCTTGATGACATAGGCACTAAAGTTCCTGTAGAAAAAATACCCAAGAACTTGCAGCCTACATATATAATTGAAAGTAGTCAGGGAAACTATCAATACGGCTACGTGTTAGAGAAGCCTATTGACATATTAGAACATGCACAGGCATTAGTGCAGCTAGTATATGAAAGCGGCTATAGTGATACTGGCGGAATGATGCCTACAAAATTAGTTAGGCTACCAGGCGGGGTTAATAACAAGCCCGGGCCTAAACAATATTTCCCTGTTAAACTTATAGCTACTGATGGCCCTACTTGGACACCAGAAAAATTACTGGAGTGTATGGAGATTGAGGTTGCTTGGTCTGAGGTAGTAGAAGATGCTGAAGGTCTGACAAGACGTAGAGCGGCTAGAAGTGTAGGAACATCGCCTTGGTCGCCAATAGTAGCTGAAGCTCCGGCTATGGGCGGTATTGTAGACCCAATACTTGAATGGCTGTACGAAGAGAAAAAAGTACGTTCAGAGAGTGATGAGTGGGTTGAGATAGAATGTCCTTGGGGTGTTAATCATACTACTCCCGGAGACACCGCAGGGTACATGCCTTTAGGTAGGAGTAAAGAAAACGGAGATAGGCGAGCGTTTAAATGTTTTCATGGTCACTGTGATAGTATGAACACTAGTGATTTCTTACATTACGTGGCGACCAACGGCGGCCCAGAATCAGGAGTATTTGACCCTGCGGCAAAGTTGGTAGCGGGGTGGGCATACGACAGTTCAGGCGATATTGTCTGGCAGATACAAGGCGTGACCCAACCTCGCAGCATTACAATGAACGCCTTCAAAAATACTTTCCCCCGAAAAGTTAGGGTGTTTACTAGAGATGGTAAAGCTAAGTCTGTAGCTGAAACGCAGTTGTGGCTAACATCGCCCGGACGAGTTGTAGTACAAGGCCAAACATTTAATCCTAGAGATACTGCTAAAATTGTTACTGACGGACAGGATTTAAGAATAAATATGTTTCACCAACCTGAGTGGGGTGAAGGTGCGTATGATGAAGCTGACGTAAAAATGTTTATGGCGTTCATAACGTATTTAGTACCTATAGACGCAGAGAGAGAATATTTTCTTGATTGGCTATCAGCCAAGATGCAAGACCTTAGTTTTAGAGGTGCAGCTATACTTATGATAGCCAAGCAACAGGGAACTGGGCGTACTACACTAGCTGATATGATAGAAACTATAATTGGCATAGAGAATGTAGAGAACGTACCTTTCAATAGACTTACTGGAGATGGCGTGTTTAACGATTGGATGGAGAAGCCACTTGTTGTCACAAACGAAACTAAAGATACTTCGGACACTAAAAGCTATTTTAAAGTGTATGAGAGTTTAAAAGATTATATAGACCCAAGGCCGAAACGTGAACGTATTAACCCAAAGTACGGACAGCATAGATTTAGCATGGTATATTCAAGCTACCTTATGTTTTCAAATCACGATAACGCCCTAGCGGTGGCAGGCGGTGATAGGCGGTTCTATGTCATGCAGAACGCTATCACCCCTGCCTCGCCTGCTTATTTTACGGACTTAAATAAATGGCTAGAAGTTAAAGATGCTATAGGCAGACCTAAGTGGGCTAAGTCTATCTGGCGATGGTTACGAGAAAGAGATATAGACTTAGAGGCGCTCCTAGCTCCTGCACCTAGCACTGAAGCTAAGAAAGCAATGATAGCAGCATCTAAGAACCCGCTAACGGTAGCAGTAGAAGCTATAATAGATGCAACACCTGGGGATTTCATACTTATATCGGACGTTAGACATGCCGTAAATCATTTTGCAGTGCGGCTAAACCTACATAATATATCAAATTTAGATATGCAGATTAAAGCGGTTATGCGTTACAAAACTGAAGGTTCTTCCTGCGGAACTATAAAAATAGACGGTAAGAATGTTAGACCAAAAATAAAAATGTTGTCGTTGGCAAAGCCAGGGTATGTAGCTAGGTTTCTTATAGAAGATATTAGTAAAATAGACAAAGCGTTTATACGAGAACAAGTTAGTATGTTAGATTCAGAAAAAATAAAAGACGCAGTAAGTAATGCTCTTGATCTAGCCGATGCCTAGTGATACTATTTTAAAAAATAAAGAAATTTCAGAGGACAAAAATATTATGAATAAATTTATACACCAACAGAGATACGCCGAACGGCAGAAGACCCGCAAAGGTCACGCACAGGTAAAAGTGTGGGTTCCAGAAGATAAGCGAGAAGAGTTATTAAGTTTTGCAAACAGTCTAAGAAAAAATTTTACTGGAGATGAAAAGCCTGCGGATTCCCCGGCTGTAAAGGCATTAAAGAAGATAATGGATATGGCGGATAGAGTGCCGGGCTTAGAAGTTATTTCTAAAACTGCTAGGCAAGGTATAAATCCAGACTAAGCCCACTTACCTGTTCGTATTTGCTCTGCTATTTCAATAGCTCTATTGCCAGTTTGCGTAGCCCATTTACTATCAAGTAAATGCAAAGCACCGTTTTCAAAGTCGTTTTCTTTCATAGAAGCTAAAGCATTCTTAAATTTCTTCACGCCATTTATCCCGATATTAAAGGTTAAGTTTATTATGGCGCTAGACCGAGCATCGTTCCAAGACGACATCCAAGGGAAAGCATTAAGAACTTGTGTTGTAGCTGTAAGCACATCATTGCGTAACAGCATTTCACTTTCTTCTACTGTTAAGCCTACATCGTCTAAGTTACGACCGTAACCTACAGTTTTTTTACCCGCACTGCATGTGTAAACAGTACTACGGAAACCTTCATGTATCTTTAGTTGTTCTAAAAGTTTATTCATTTTTTGTCCAATTTTACGCGCTCAAAACTGCGGAGTCCTGCAAGCCCAAGCATCCCAGATAAAACNGGCATCATNACNGCCATATCAGCCTGTGGTACTACAACACCAAAAGCAGCNGCTAAAGGTGATATTAAAAAATTTACCGCTAAACCAAGCACACAAACATATCCGCACAAAGGCCGCCAAGAAGACTGAAACCAGTTACCTTTGGCATCCGCAGTATTTAATTCAATTTGTGCAAGTGCCAAACCTTGTGCATGTTTCTCTGACATTGTGGCTATCTCATGTGCCAACGCTGCCTTTTGATCTTTGTCCTGTATAAACTTATCTAAAAGACCAGTTACTGGAGTTATTAATTGTGATAACATGCTGTCCTCATTTCAGTGGGTTTTTAACTGCCTCATCAAACGCTTCCCACAAATCATCTATCTCTGTAGTGTATTTGTCAAGTTGCGTATCAAGACCGT